ATCCTGGATGACGTGCTCGACTGCGACTGCGTAAGCTGGAGAAGCGTAGCAGAGAAGCAGGAGGCAGCAATCATCAAGGCACTGGAGATGCTGCAGGAACTTCAGGAGAGAATGAAATGAAAGACTATCACACAGATGTAACAAGAGACAGAGAAACAGCTCTCAATGATGCATATGAATGCTGTGAATATCTGAGAGAAGCGGTAAAAGAGGTCTATGAAGATCTTAAAACTATCGTTCACTATCTGTACCAGGCGGAAGAACTGATCGAGCAGGCACAGAAAGATGACAGATGAAATCAAGGCGCTGAGCCTCAAGATCAAACAGCTCAACATAGAAATCCAGGGGCTGAAGAACAACCGCTACAGGGCGGACAAGATCAGACAGCTGCACAGGCTGACAAAAAAGAAATATTTAATGCTTAAGGAGGAAAAGAAAGCATGACTAAAGTAAAAACAGGACTGGTAAGACTTACATACGCACACCTGGCCGAACCATACGCATTCGATGAAAAGAACACACCGAAGTACAGTACAGGAATGATCATCAGCAAAGATGACAAGAATACCATCGACCAGATCAAAAAGAGCTACGAGGAGGCCGTAGAACATGGCGTGGAAAAATTCGGCCAGAGCTTCAAAACTAGAGTTACGCCTCTGCTAAGAGCACCAGGAGGAGAAGGGCTCCTGATCGACGGGGATCAGGACGAACGCTACGCCGACAGCCCTGAATACAAAAACAGCTGGATCCTTACAGCAAAATCCGCCACACCACCACTGATCATGGCAGTAGAGAAGGGAGAAAGAAAACTAGAACCCGAAGAAATCAAAGACACAGTGTACAGCGGATGCTATGCAAAGGTACTCTTTAATTTATACCCATACAGCAAGGCCAAGAAAGGCATCGCCTGCGGGCTGGATTCAGTTCTTAAAATTAAGGACGGAGACAGCCTAAGCGGATTCAAAGCCTCAGTAGCAGACTGGAAAGATGAAATCGAACAGGCCGTAACGGACAGCCTGGGAGACGACTATGGCGACCTTCTCTAGGAAGCCGAGGTACCTGCATATCGACCTGGAGACCTACTCCAGCGTCGATCTTGCTGAATGCGGGGTCTACAGATACGCGGAGAGCGAGGACTTCGAGATCCTCCTCTTCGGGTATGCCGTGGACGACGGACCCGTAAAGGTAGTCGAGCATCCGACACCAGAGAAGCTGTATGACTACGGATTTGTGAAACTGCTCATGGATCCACGCTTTATCAAGGTTGCGCACAATGCAGCCTTCGAAAGAACCTGCCTGAGCGCATACATCAGAAAGCTACCACAGACAATTATCAATACCTACAGAAGTCCAGATGCAAGGGAGCCTCTGGATTTTCTACCACCGGAACAGTGGCAGGACACAATGATCATGGCCGCAGAGCTGGGCTATCCGAACAGCCTGGCGCAGCTTGGAAATGCCCTGGGACTGCCGGAAGACAAGAAGAAGATGGCCGCAGGAAAGCGCCTGATTCAGTATTTCTGCAAGCCATGCAGGCCTACAGTAAGCAATCATGGAAGGACAAGGAACACGGAAACGGATGCACCCGACAAGTGGAAAACATTCGTAGAGTACAACAGACAGGACGTAGTCACAGAGAAATTCATATTTGAAAAGCTCAACAGAATCTGTCCCGTACCCGACCAGGAATGGAAGAACTGGCAGGTTGACCAGCACATCAATGACAGAGGCCTCGGCATAGACGCTGACCTTGTAGGCAAGGTGCTCCAGGAGCACGAGGTACTGACAGCACAGCTGCAGAAAGAAGCTCATGACCTGACGCACCTGGAGAATCCGAACAGCCTCGCACAGCTGAAGAGCTGGATCGAACGGCAGGAAGGCCATGCAATAGAGAGCCTGAACAAGACAGCGGTGACTGAGCTGCTGAAGCAGGACATCACACCACAGACACGGCGTGCCCTGGAAATCAGACAGGAGCTGGGCAAGACGAGCGTGAAGAAGTATGACTGCTTCCAGCGCAGCGCCTGCAGGGACAACAGGGTCCGCGGATGCTTCCAGTTCTATGGAGGCAGAACCGGACGCTTTGCAGGCAGACTGATCCAGCCGCAGAACTTCCCACGAAACACATTCGATGACTTCGACGGAGCCAGGGAACTGGTCAAGGACGCGAAATGGGAAATGGCGCAGCTTCTGTACGGAAGCCTCAACGACGTCTTCAGCACACTGATCCGCACGGCCATCGTACCAGCGGAAGGCTACCGATTCGTAGTTGCAGACTACTCGGCCATAGAGGCAAGAGTGACAGCCTGGCTGACAAGGGAAACATGGCGCCAGGAGGCCTTCAAGGAAGGCAAGGACATCTACTGCGCCAGCGCTTCACAGATGTTCGGAGTGCCGGTCGTAAAGCACGGAGTGAACGGGCATCTCAGACAGAAGGGAAAGATCGCAGAACTCGCCCTGGGCTACGGAGGCGGCGTCAATGCCCTCAGGGCCATGGGAGGAGAATCCATGGGACTGACAGAGGAAGAAATGACAGACATCGTACAGAAGTGGCGCAAGGCAAGCCCGCACATCAAGAAGTACTGGTCGAAGCTGGACGATGCCGTACGAATGGCAATCCAGGGCATCCCCGCGAGACTTGACCGCAACATGGCAGTCTACAGGAACGGGGATGTACTGTTCATCAGACTGCCGAACGGCCGCAGCATCGCATACGTCCAGCCGGTGATCATGGACGGGCAGATCTCATACATGGGACTGAACCAGACTACAGGACAGTGGACACGCATCACCACCTGGGGCGGAAAGCTGACCGAGAACGTGGTGCAGAGCATCGCCAGGGACTGCCTGTGCGACACGCTGGCCACGCTGGAAGCGGAGAACTTCCGGCCGGTGATGCACGTACACGATGAAGTCATCTGTGAAGTACCAGCGGATGAGGCAGACGCAAGACTGGCAAGGCTCGAGAAGATCATGGCCACACCGCCAGCCTGGGCGCCTGACATCGTACTGACGGCCGATGGCTTCCAGAGCGATTACTACAAGAAGGACTAGAGATATGAAAATAGCTACCTGCAAGAACAGGACTCAGAAGACCTACCTGAACAGGGAGGTCTCGTGGGAGCAGATTCTGGCCAAGCTGGAACACACGACCCGCACAGAAGAGACCCTGGAGGAATACAAGAAAAAGACAAAGGACCGGCAGGCTGACATCAAGGATGTCGGCGGATTCGTGGCTGGCGAGCTGAGGGACGGCAGAAGACTGAACCAGAACGTCGTATGCAGATCAATGGTCACGCTTGATGCAGACTTCGCAAAGAAGGACTTCACAGACATGATCGACCTGCTCTACCCGTACAGATGCTGCATCTACAGCACGCACAAGCACAGCCGGAACACACCGAAATACCGATGGATCATCCCGCTGGACAGAGAAGTCACGCCGGAAGAATACGAGGCCATAGCGCGCCGTACGGCGGAATTTATCGGCCTGGATGACTTCGACGACACGACATACCAGCCATCAAGAATGATGTTCTGGCCAAGCACCAGCAGCGACGGAGAGTACGTCTTTATACAGAAGGACGGAGAGACGCTGTGCGCCGATGAGGTGCTGGCCTCCTACAGAGACTGGCACGACATCAGCACATGGCCGAGATCATCACGGGAGACGGACATCCGGACACACCTGGGCAAGAAGCAGGAAGACCCGCTGGCAAAGCAGGGATGGATCGGAGCATTCTGCAGAACCTACACCATCCAGGAGGCAATAGAAAAATTCATCCCGGAGGAATACATCCCGACAGCCAGCGAGAACCGCTGGACCTACGCCAAGGGAAGCACGGCCGGAGGGCTGGTGATCTATGATGACAAGTTCGCATACTCCAACCACAGCACTGACCCTGCAAGCCAGCAGCTGTGCAACGCGTTCGACCTGGTAAGAGTGCACCTGTTCAGGGACGATCCTGACAGCCAGAAGAAGATGCTGGACCTTGCAAGCAAAGACACGGCAACAAAGGAACAGCTGGCCAGAGAGAAGGCACAGGAGGCAAAAGACGCCTGGGGTGACGAAATCAGTGGTGCAGATGCGAAAAACTCGCAACAGGACACCGAAAATGACACGCAGGACGATGACGGGTGGATGGAAGCACTGGAGATGGACAAGAAGGGCAACCTCATGGCCACGACAGACAACATCGTGCAGATCATGACACATGACAGAAAACTGAAGGACAGCGTCGGCGGAACCGACCTGTTCCAGCAGAAGCCTGTCAAGGTTGGAAGCCTGCCATGGTGGAGCTACTGCGACAACAACACATGGGACGACACGGACGACGCCGGCCTGCGCTACTACCTGGAGAAGGTATACCGGATCGTGGCCAAGGGCAAGGTGGACGATGCTATCGCATTCGTACACGAGAAAAACAGCTTTCACCCGGTGAGGGACTACCTCAGCACACTGAAGTGGGACGGGCAGGAAAGACTGGACACGCTGTTCATTGACTACCTGGGAGCAGAAGACAGCCCCTACACAAGAGCAGTGGCAAGAAAGACGTTCACAGCAGCCGTGGCTCGCGTATTCGAGCCAGGGTGCAAGTTTGACTGCATGCCCGTACTTATAGGCAAGCAGGGCATAGGAAAGAGCCACATGCTGAGCATCATGGGCGGCGAGTGGTTCAGTGATTCCATTACAAGCATCCAGGGCAAGGAAGGCTACGAGGCACTGCACGGAAGCTGGATCGTCGAGTGGGCGGAACTGTCCGCAGCGAAGAAATCAGACATCGAATCCATGAAGCAGTTCATCTCAAAGAGGGATGACCGCTACCGCAAGGCGTACGCAAGAAGAGTGACAGACAATCCAAGACAGTGCATCTTTGTAGGCACGACAAACGATGACGAGTTCCTGCGGGATTTTACAGGAAACAGAAGATTCCTGCCGATACAGACAGACGCGACAGCAGCAACAAAAAACATCTTTGACGAGCTGCCAAAGGAGCGTGATCAGATCTGGGCGGAAGCCGTGCAGAGGTACAAGGACAAGGAGCCGCTGTACCTGGACAGAGAACTGACCGAAACAGCCACAAGGATCCAGGACGATCACACGTACCACTCCGTAAGAGAGGACCTGGTAAGGGACTACCTGGAAAGAAAGCTGCCGGAAGAATGGAAGGACATGACGCTGTTCGAAAGAAAATCGTGGCTGGAGAACCCGGACAACCAGGGTACCGTAGAAAGAGACAGAGTGTGCCTGCTTGAAATCTGGTGCGAGGTATTCGACGGAAGTCGCGTCAATTTTGGTAACGCTGACCAGCGAGAACTGAAAGCCATCATGACAAGAATCGGATGGGAGAGAAGTAAAAGCAATTTACAAATGGGGCCTGCTTACGGAAAGCAAAGGGCCTACTTAAGACCATTTAAATAGGAAACGCACTGGAAACGCTGGAAACGGTGACCCGGAAACAATGGAAACGCATGGAAACGGATAAAGACGGGCTACTGTTTCCGACAAGAAATGCATAAATAAAGGATTTGCAGATGGCTGGAAACGGTGGAAACAGTGATTCTATAACTTAATGAAATACATAGAAAAAACGCACATATACGCACATATATACACGCATATACGCATATACGCGCGCGAGCGTTCCACCGTTCACATCACAAAAAACACAAGGAAAGCGACTTGGTGAGTCGGAAAAGGAGAACACGAAATGACAACAAACGACATCACGATACTGGTAATCCTTGCAGCATGGCTGATGTTCATAAAATGGATCATGAGATAAGAGGAGGAACAATGACATGGAAAAAGAAACCAACCTGGAGCATTACCTGAAGAGACTGACAAGGGCAGTGCAAGAAGCCTACGGAAGACCGACACAGATATTCGACACCATCCAGAAATACATTGATCCGGGGATCGAGCGTAAACACTTGGACTATACCTCCGACATCCTGGAATGGATGGCACAGGAGTATAAAGGCGACATCCTCGACTACTCAGAAAAGAAATACCTCAGCGAAGTAATCAGACCATTCAGAGAAGAAGTTACAGCAATTGAAAAGTTAGAAGCCCCTGCCGGGAGAGAATACATTTTAATAATTTTAAAAGACGACGGTATGCATTTCCCGTGCTTTAAAAAAGACACAAGGTACAAGGGACTGGAACTTGAAAAGAGATACACCCCAGAAGAGCTGGGACTCTAAGAGAAAAGGAGAACAATATGAGAGAGAAAAGATTATATGTCGAATGCGACAGATGCCACACAGCAATCACAGTAAAGCAGGATCTGGAAGGACCAACAAGAGTGAATGGTATCAACTTACCGGATCGCTACGAAGACCTGCCGGAAGGATGGGTAAGAACCGGAGACCACAGAGATCTGTGCCCAGACTGCGCAAGGAAGTTCGAACAGACAATGAAGTCATTCTACGGAGACAGAAGATGATCGAGAACCAGGTAGAAAAATACCTCCACAGCAGGATCGGACTGATCGGAGGGATGTGCTTCAAGTTCACATCTCCGGGGACTGCAGGAGTTCCTGACAGGATCATCATTCACGAGGGACGTACGATGTTCGTCGAGCTCAAAAGACCAGGAGAGACGCCAAGACCTCTGCAGGTGACAGTCTTCAGACAGATGAAGAGAGAGGGCGCATTCATATACGTGCTTTCAAGCAAGGAGCAGGTCGACCAGTTCGTAGACGAGCTGAAGACCCACGCAAGATGCCCGAACATGAACAACTATGACGAGTTTTGAACCGCACGCCTATCAGAGAAAGGCGATAGAGTTCGCACTCGACAATGACCGATGCGGACTCTTCCTGCCGATGGGAGCAGGAAAGACAGTGACCACACTGACCATCATCCAGGACCTGATGCTTCTCGGACTGATTCAGAGAGTTCTGATCATTGGACCCGTCAGAGTCATACAGAGCACCTGGCCGGACGAGATACAGAAGTGGGACCACACAAGAGACATGACCTACTCGGTAGTCGCAGGAACACCGAAGCAGAGAAGGAAGGCACTCGAGAAGGATGCAGACCTTTTCCTCATCGGCAAGGAGAACGTCTGCTGGCTGATTGACGAGACTTCCGAATTCAACTTTGACATGGTGGTGATCGACGAGCTGTCAACATTCAAGAACCCGAGAAGCCAGCGATTCAAGGCACTGCGGAGAGTGATGCCGAGAGTGAACAGATTCATCGGACTGACAGGAACCCCGGCACCAAGAGGAATCCCTGACCTCTGGAGCCAGGTGTACCTGATGGACAGAGGAAAGAGACTGGGCAGGACACTGACGATATTCAGAGAGAACTACCTGCAGCCGGGAAGAAGGAACGGCTACATCGTGTACGAATGGAACGTGCAGCCAGGAGCAGACAGGAGGATCTACGAGGCAATTGGAGACATCTGCATGAGCCTGGACCAGAAGGACTGCGCAGAACTTCCGCCGGTGAAATACCTCGACTGGAAGGTCAGACTGCCGAAGGAAGTGATGAACAGATACCACGCTTTCAAACGCGAGAAAATCCTAAGCATAGACGACGAGCAGGTGATGGCCGCGAATGCAGGCGTTCTGTGCGCGCAGCTGAAGCAGATCACTTCGGGAGAGGTGTACACCAGGGAAAACATGAACAGCCGCGCAGAGCGCACGAAATGCCTCCACAGCACGAAGCTGGATGCGCTCGACGACCTGATAGAAGCAGCCAACGGAAATCCGGTGCTGGTGTTCTACTGGTTCCAGCACGAGAAGGAACGCCTCCTCGCACACCTGCAGAAGGACCACAAGGCAAGAGCACTGACGAACGCAAAGGACGTCACAGACTGGAACCTGGGAGACATCGAGGTGCTCCTGGTTCACCCGGCAAGCGCAGGCCACGGGCTGAACCTCCAGCAGGGCGGGCACATCGCAATCTGGTACAGCCTGCCGAACTGGAACCTGGAGCTCTACCAGCAGGCAAACGCCCGCATCTACAGACAAGGCCAGACGCAGCCCGTGACCATCTACCGGATCATGGCCGAAGGAACGATAGACGAAGACGAGGCGCGCGCCTTGGAAACAAAGGACGTGACGCAGAAGGCACTGATAGAAGCCATGAGGAGGTAATGAGATGGACTACAGAGAATCAATCCAGCAGCTGAGAGGGACGGTCTACTACAACCGCAGACTGATACGGGTCAACCAGGACATCGAGGTGCTGAGGCACCAGATGACCGGGCTCGCCCGCTCCGGCCCCGTCCTGAGCCCGCAGCAGGCCAAGTCACCTCTTCCCCTTCCACACTACCAGCACGACCCGAATGCCTCGCCTGTGGCCCTGATCGAAGCCGTCGAGGCAAAAGAAAAAGAGGCAAGGATGCTGGCTGGGCTGATTCAGGAGTGCGGGTGGATTGAAAGCATGGACCAGCAGGACAAAGAGGCACTGATAGAACTTACACTGCTGCACGAACCGATGGTGAGCGTTGCAGAAAAGTACGGATACTCAAGACCGGGAATGTACAAGCACCTGGAAGCAGTTCTGCGCGATATCTAGCAAAGAGTAGACACTGTAAACCGGATTCCCGTGATATTATTTAAAAGTCAAAAAAGGACAAGCCGATACGAGGAGTCTTACACTTCCCCTCGAAGGCCTGTCCTTTTTTGCATGCCAGGAGGAAATTCTCCCTTTTGTTGAACGTAAATCTGTAATCATGAAAAAACCTCCTGGCCCGAGAAGAAAGAAAGGACACCGACACTAATGAACATCAAATACATGACACCAGGTGAACTGGTGCCCTACGATAAGAACCCGAGAATCAACGACCAGGCAGTAGACCTGGTAGCAAACTCCATCCGCGAGTTCGGCTTCAAACAGCCGATCGTGATCGACAGGAACAATGTCATCATTGCAGGACACACGAGATGGAAGGCAGCCAGGGAGCTGGGGCTGGAGAGAGTCCCATGCATCATGGCCGATGATCTGACACCGGCGCAGGTGAAGGCGTACAGACTTGCAGACAACAAGGTCGCTGAAGCCTCAGAATGGGACTTCGATCTTTTAGACGAGGAACTGCAGGAGCTGGACGGCCTGGACATAGACATGTCCGACTTTGGATTTGTACAGGATGAGGTAGACACGGCAGAAGCAGTCGAGGACAACTACGAGCCGGACATTCCGACAGAACCAATGACCAAGAGAGGCCAGATCTGGAGGCTTGGCGACCACCGTCTCATGATTGGAGACAGCACAAGCAGACAGGACGTGGAAGAGCTGTGCGATGGAAACACGATGGACCTGGTGGTAACAGACCCGCCATACAACGTAGCCATCGAGAACAGCCAGGGCATGACCATCGAGAACGACGACATGGACAGTGCGAACTTCCAGGAGTTCCTGTCCGCAGCATTTGAAAACCTGAGCGACCACCTGAAGGCAGGCGGCGCTTTTTATATCTGGTACGCAAGCCGTACACACATGGACTTTGAGCAGTCCCTGAACAACGCAGGCCTGGAAGTAAGAGAACAGCTGATCTGGAACAAGAACAGCCTGGTGCTCGGCAGACAGGACTACCAGTGGAAGCACGAACCGTGCCTCTACGGATGGAAGGACGGCGCAAGCCACTACTTCATCAACAACAGAACGCTGACGACAGTCATCGACGATGACGAGCTGGACCTCGATGCCATGAAGAAGGACGAGCTGAAGGCAGTGCTGCAGCGAATCCTGGAGACCTACCCGGACGTTACGGTGATCAACGAGAAGAAGCCAGCCAAGAACGACCTGCATCCGACGATGAAGCCGATCAGGCTGATAGCAAGGCTCGTAAAGAACAGCAGCAGAACACGTGAGAACGTGCTCGATCTGTTCGGAGGTTCAGGATCAACGCTCATCGCATGCGAGCAGCTGAACAGAAAATGCTTCATGATGGAATACGACCCGCGCTACGCGGACGTCATCATAGACCGCTGGGAACAGCAGACAGGAGAGAAGGCGGTGCTTGCAAATGGCTGAGATGAGTGAAGGAAAGAAGAGACAGCTCGCGAACCTTACAAAGCCGTTCACAAAGGAAACAGCGGCAGAGATGGGACGACGCGGAGGAATTGCCGCACAGAAGGCCATCGCAAAGAAGAAGCACCTGAAGGACAGTCTGAAGGTCATCCTTGCACTGGAGCCGAGCGACAGAAACAAATCCAAGCTGGCAGACCTCGGCATCCCGGAAGACCAGATGACAAACGAGATGCTGATGGCAGTGGCCATGTTCAACAAGGCCGTCAAAGGCGACGTAAGAGCAGCGGAATACATCCGAGACCTTACAGGCCAGCAGCCGCAGTCCAAGCTGGATAGAGCAAAGACAAATCTGATGAACGCGCAGGCAAAGGCGCTGACGGAACAGACCAACGGCGGAAAGTCAGAACTGACAAAGCTCGATGAACTGCTGAAGGGAATCGACAGGCTGGCTGAGGACGACAATGGAACTAAGTGAGAAGCAGAAGGAATTCTGGACCGCAAAGCCGCACAGATGGAATGTCAAGACAGGAGCTACAAGATCAGGCAAGACATGGCTGGACTACTATGTGATTCCTAAGCGCATCCGTGCGGTTTCAGGAAAGGAAGGCCTGGTCCTGCTCATGGGGAACACAAAGGCAACACTTGAAAGAAACGTTCTGGCCCCGATGAGAAACATGTACGGAGGCAGACTGGTAGGCGGAATCAGGCCAGACAATACGGTCGACCTCTTCGGAGAGAAATGCTACGCCCTGGGTGCGGACAAAATCACCCAAGTGGACAAAATCCGTGGATCCAGCCTCAAGTACTGCTACGGAGATGAAGTGGTGACGTGGAACGAGGAAGTCTTCAACATGCTGAAATCACGTCTCGACAAGCCGTACTCCTGCTTTGATGGAACGTGCAACCCGGACAACAAGAACCACTGGTTTCACAAGTTCCTGGAGAGCGACGCGGATATCTTCCAGCAGCACTACTGCATCGATGACAACCCGTTTCTACCGAAGGAATTCGTGGAAAACCTGAAGAACGAATACCGAGGCACGGTCTACTACAACCGATACATCCTGGGAGAGTGGTGCAACGCAGAAGGTCTGCTCTTCCCGCAGTTTGCAGACAACCCTAGCGAATGGGAAGTCAAGGGAGAACTGCCGCTGTTCGGACGAATCAATATCGGTCTGGACATCGGCGGAACGAAATCCCACAGCACGCTGGTGGTTACAGGAATCACGATGGACTGGAGCGAGATTATAACCTTTGCGGAACGAAAGATCGTCCACAGCAAAGGAACGATAGACGCAGAAAGACTGTGCCAGGAAACAGTAGCGCTCCTGGGAAGCCTGGAGCAGCAGGGCTACTATGTGGCCTACGTGTTCGTGGACAACGCGGAGCAGGTCATCCTGAACAGCATCAGAGCAGCCGTAAGAAACGCAGGATTCTCAACACAGGTGGCTGACTGCAAAAAGGTCGAAGGAAAGACAAGAATCCTGACCTACAACATGATGCTGAACAGACACAAAATGAAATTTCAGGCCGTGCCGATGGTGGTAGACGCACTGAGCACGGCTTTATACGACAGCAAGTCAAAAGAGGACAAGATCCTCGATGACTTCACGACGGACATCGATACCTTCGATGCCCATTTTTATTCATGGTCGACATTCATGACCGTGATCACAGGCAGGAGGGACTGATGAAACTACTTTTCACAATTTTAAGCGACCTGGGATACCCGGTCAGTGATAACATCCAGAATTACTACACGGACATTCATCTGTGGGAAGACTGGTGGAGAGGATACGTCCCGGACTTTCACAACTACTGGATCAGGGACGTGCAGGACAACGGAGCTCAGGTAAAGAGAAAGCAGATGCGCATGGCAAAGAAGCTCTGCGAAGACTGGGCTAGCCTTCTGCTCAACGACAAGACACGCATCCTGATAGAGTGCGGAGAACACGACACCAACAGAACACAGAAATGGCTGACAGGAGACATCGATGAGCAGAACGGAGGCATCCTGGGGAAAACAGGATTCTGGGTCAAGGGCAACAAGGCCGTTGAAAGAGAATTTGCACAGGGGACTGTCTGCTTTTACTGGCAGCTGACCGGAGCCACAGAACAGGGCGGAGAACTTGCAGGAGAAGGACTCGAGCTGAAGGTCATCAAGGACGCACAGATGATCGTACCGCTGACATACGACGATGAAGACATCACCGATGTAGCGCTGGCCAGCAACTACACGCAGGACGGCCAGGAGCACCTCTATGTTCAGATCTTCAAAAAGCTGAACGACGATGGTGAGTACCTCATTACAAACCACTTCTACAGAGTGAACAGAGGCGGAGGATACGAAGAAGTACCAGGACCGCACGGAGAAGTGGAATCCTACGTGCTGCCATGCAAACCGTTCGTGATCATGAAGCCGAACATTGAAAACAACATCGCAGACGTACCGCTGGGAGCCAGCATCTACGCCAATGCGATAGACAACCTGCAGCTGTGCGATCTGAGCTACGACAACATGTTCATGGACACGCTGCTGGGCAAGAAGCGCGTCTTCATGGATCAGGCAGCCGTCCAGCTCAAGCCAAAGACTTACGCAAAGGACGAGAATGGACAGGACAGAATCGTCCAGCAGGAACCGGACATCGGAGCAACGCTGGAGAAGTCACTCTACGTGACCACAGGAGAAGCACTCCCTGGAGATCCTAAATTCTTTAACGAGTACAATCCGAGTCTCAGAGTGGACGAGAACAAGGAGAACGTGCAGTTCAATCTGAACCTCTTGAGCGCCAAGGTAGGACTGGGGCAGAACCGCTACCAGTTCAACCAGGCAAACATGACCACAGCAACGCAGGTCAAAGCCAGCAACAAGGATCTGACGGAATCCGTCTGGAAGCAGAGAATCGCCATCCAGGAGGCACTGAAAGACCTGACAAGAGCGGCGCTCATCCTGGGCAGGGAGAAGCTCCACCAGCCGCTGGACGTGGACGCACGTATCACAATTCAGTTTGATGATACGATGTTCGCGGACGAAGAGGCAGAAAGAATGAGATTCATGCAGGAAATCGCAGCAGGAATCCGACAGAAATGGGAGTACCGTGTAAAGTACGACGGAGAAGACGAAGAGACGGCCCGTAAAATGACCGGAGAAACGGCCGCTGCGCAACAGCAGACGCTGGCCGGACAATTCAACCCCGGAGACCAGAATGGCGCGAATTCGGGCCCAAACGGGGCTAATTCGGGCGGTGTAGACGACTAGAAGGCTGACGTATGGCACTGACACCAAGTTATCTGCAGAAATGCACAGACGGAATCGAAGGTGAATACCAGAAGCTGGTCACAGAGATCCTGGTCGACATGGCACAGAGGATAGCGCACGCAGGAAGCATGACAAGCACGACAGAATACCTGAACGCAAAGCTGAGGGAACTGTCACTCCAGCAGGAATACATCAACAGAGCGCTGGCAAAGGTACTGAACACAAGTGAATCAGAAGTAGAAAAGCTGATGAACGAGAGCACCTACAAGAGCACACGCGATACGATCGTGCAGCTGGAGAAGCACGGGTACGATACCAGCGGGCTGTCCTTTGGAAGACAGATCGAGAAGAGTACCAACATAGCCAAGAACGAGCTATCCAACCTCACACGAACGACAGGACAGCTGGCCACAGCTCAGATGATGAATCTGTACGACCAGGCATACCTTCAGGTGGCAAGCGGAGCGTACAGCTATGACCAGGCAGTGACCAACGCCATCAGAAAGCTGGCCAAGGAAGGGCTGGGAGAAGTCACATACCCGACAGGAGCCAAGCGAAGCGTAGAGGCGGCCGTAAGAGTTGCTGTAAGAACCAGCGTGGCACAGAACGCACTGAAATGCGAAGAGGACATGCTGAACGATATGGACATCAACCTGGTGGAAGTTTCAAGCCACCTGGGAGCACGACCAAGCCACGCCGTATGGCAGGGCAAGATCTACTGGAGAAACCATCCAGAAGGAAACTACGAGAACTTCTACGAGGCCACCGGCTACGGAACAGCAACAGGACTGGGCGGGTACAACTGCAGGCACCAGTTCTATCCGTTCTTCGGAGAAGGAGACGAGCAGACCTACTACCACATCGACGAAACAAAGAACGAACAGTTCTATCAGATGGAGCAGCAGCAGAGAGCCCTTGAACGCAAGATGCGCAAGTGGGACAGAGAAGAGAAGGTACTCAAGGCCGGAGGCCAGGACACCACAGAAGCAAGGAAGTGGAAGAGCTACTACAAGGAAAAGATCAATGATCTGATCAAGAGCTCAAACGGATTCCTGAAGCGCGACTACTCGGCAGAAAAGGCGTGGAGTGGAACGGATAAAGTCAACAACCCAAGTACTCCAAATTTAGCGCAGCACAAAGCTGGATCACACGTAGACATCACAACGCAGGCAATCCAAAAGGTTCAAAACATAACACCAAAGGGATATACTCAAGCTTCAGCAGACTATGCGGCAACCGTAAGAAGAGAACTCCTGCGCGTCGCCAGGGATAAAAACCAGAGCAAGGAAGTAGCCAGCATGATAGATCTAGAGAATCTAGTATCCTCGGGATACGTTCTAGGAACCGGGCAGGAAGTTAATATTCTGGCGGATGCTCAAGCGTTCCACATGCTGGCAACAGGGCATGAATCCTCACTAGAGCTTGCCCACAATCATCCAGGGCTATCATATTTCTCTTTGAATGACATCGCCGTCTTCCTGCAGTACCCCGCAATAAAAACGATGACGGTCATCACAAACCAGGGAACAACCTGGTACATAAACAAGACCGACAGCTTCAGCAGAACAAAAGCTTTGTCTTTACTTTCAGATCTCAGTAAAAAATACAAAGACGATGAGCTGGTTGAAAAGTTTTTGAAAAAGGGTAATACTGTAGGCATAGAAAGGAACTGAACCTATGAAGGACTACGGATGGATACTAGACGATACAAGCATGTCCCAGGATGAACTTATAGCCAAACTGCTAGCCTCCGAAAAGGACGTGCGGGAAGAAGAAAACATGAAACGTGAAGCAAAAAAAAGAGGCCTGTCCGATATGGCAGACTTTGACAGCTGCTACAAAATCCTCAAGGTTCTAAGAGACGCCATGAGCGCTGATGCCCTGGACCCTTCAAGACTGGAGGCGGGCCATTTCGGAATCACTGAAAACAAGCGCAATGCGATTCTGAAATATCTATACGCCATAGGGCTGATCGAAGGCCTTACATTTGTTAAATACATCGGTGAAATGAACGCAGAGACTACGGATCTGCAAAATCTAAGAATAACGCTAAAAGGCCTGGAGTTCCTCGAAGACAACAAACGAATAGAGAAGGCCTCCACCTTTAAAAATTAAGCAAACGTGAGAGGTGATAAAGTGAGACAGAACGCAAGCAACAACGGACAGGATATCCTGAACTGGTTCAAGACAGACGAGCTGGAATTTGAATTCACAGAAAAGGGATATCCCATCATAGAACCAATCACAAAAGAAGAAACAGAGGGAATCGCGAAAACGATTCCTTTTCATTTAGCCGCAAAGAACGACGACTGGGACCGCTGGGTACACTTCCACATCCAGGACTTCAAGTTTGAAAGAATCTGGAACGACCCGGACAAGTACATCCCGATGCTTCAGAAGTACCGAGGTATCATAAGCCCGGACTTCAGCATGTATACAGACATGCCGCGGCCACTGCAGGAGTACAACCATTACAGGAACAACTGGTTCGCACGGTACGCGCAGATAAACAATATTAAAGTGATTCCAAGCCTTTCATTCAGTAATGAAGAAAGCCACGAATACTGCTTTGAAGGAATCCCGGAGAATTCAGTACTCTGGATCAATACAATCGGCCCGCTTCGAGACCCAGAGGCGCGGCCTTTATTCTGGTCAGGATTAGACGCAGCTATAGAACGCCTAAGCCCGACCTTTTTATATGTTCGAACAGGAAGCACGGCATACAGAGAAATGCTGGAAGACCGGCTCAAGGGACGAGTTGAGCATGAATTCATAAAGAATGACAACTGGCTCTACGGAGCGTAGAAAGGAGAACGATGGGAAGCGGAGGAAGAAGAAGCCCGAAGGGCGGACTGAGCAATACAGGCGGCGCACAGAAGCTGAAATTCAAAGCCATGGATCCAGCGGCACAGAACAGCATGCTGGCCGTACAGAGACAGAAGCAGACAGGTGCAGCCCTGAAGGCCATCCACAACTACACCGACCCTACATGCTACGCTTCAAACGGGTTCAACCACGCACAGAACCTCAACCAGGCTCTGAACACGGGACGACCGCTGACCGCGAAGCAGAAGGCCACAGAAAGCGGACTGAAGAGCATCATGACACCGATGAAGGACAACTACATCCTGTACCGAGGAGACCATGACGACATGCTCAAGCGAATAGGCATCAATATGCAGCAGTTCAACAGCACGCGATCACAGACCGGCGACACCCAGCTCCAGCAGGCGCTGGTCGGGCAGTCCTGGGTAAACAAGGGCTTCACATCAACCAGCCACACAAAGGGGAATGTCGCCATTCCTTCCAGGAGGACCTGCCTCAGGAGGAAGAGAAGTAATCCTGAACATCCAGGCCAAGAAGGGAACGAAGGCCGCACTTATTCAGAGAAGCCAGGCGGAAGTCTTGCTGGATACGGGAACTAGATTTACAATCACAGGTGCCCACTATACAGGCGCTACCGCCTACCCAAAGCAAGGCGGAGCAAAGAGACAGATTATCATAGACGTTACAGCGGAATAAGGAGGAGAACATGGCAAAGAAGAAAACACAGGCTGAACTTCAAAGAGAAGAGAATGAAGCACTCGGCGGCTTTATCCAGGTAGACACACTGCCAGGAAATGTCATCGACTGCACACCACGATCGGTCAAGAAAAGAGCAGCAAGAGTGATGAAGGCCCTGGCGGCACGAGAAGCCAGAGAAGCCCAGAAAGAAAAACTAAGCAAGAAGAAATAAGACGCCAGCACGGCGCCTTTTCTTATGCCCTGAACAAGGCGTTTAAAAGGTTCACCGGCGCCTCAGCATGCGCTTAAAAAGGCTGACTCTAACACTGGAGAGAACCAGATATAAAAAACGCAGGAGGAAATCATGGAGTTTTTAAAGGACGTGCTCGGCGTAGACCTTTACAACCAGGTCGCAGAAGCACTCAAAGGTCACGAAAAGGACATCAAAATCGCAAATCTAGCCACAGGCGACTACGTATCAAAAGGGAAGTACGACAGTGATCTGCAGGCAAGAGACACACGAATCGCAGAGCTTACAAAGGAAGTTCAGGACTACGACGGCGTAGACGTGAAAAAACTTCAGCAGGATGTAGCGGACTGGCAGAAGAAGTACACAGACGACATCGAAGCCGAAAGAATTGCATCCAAGGTACAGCTGGCAGTAGCCAAATCAGGAGCCCGCTCAGAGAAGGCACTCCTGGGCATGCTGGACTTTGACAAGATCACAATCGGAGACGATGGAGAAGTCAAAGGACTTGACGAACAGATCGCAGACATCAAGAAGGAAGATGACTTCTTATTCACAGAGGCACCAAAGCCAAAGACTCAGGTGAATCTGGGTGGGAAGCACGAAGACCCGGCAACAAAGACAGAAATCAATTCTATCGAAGATGCCGTGGCTGATTATTACAAAGACTAACAAGGAGAAAATAAATGCCATTAACACTCGCACAAGCCAAGGTCGGGCTAGCAGATAAAATCGACCAGACAGTAATCGATGAATTCCGCAGGGATTCTTTTATTTTAGACAGACTTACATTCGATAATTCCGTATCCCCAGGAACAGGCGGATCTACACTCGCATACGGCTATACTCAATTGTTGACACCATCTGTAGCAGAAGGAAGAAAGATCAACAGCGAATACACTGCAGGTGAAGCAATCCGTGCAACAAAGGTCATCAATTTAAAGATCTTCGGTGGCGCGTTTGAAGTAGACCGTGTTCTCGAAGGAACAGCAGCAAAATCTGAAATCAGCTTCCAGCTTCAGCAGAAGTCAAAAGCCGTATCCAACAAGTTCCACTATGACTTTATCAACGGCAAGTCCACAAAGAACGGCAAGGCTGACACAGACAATACACCATTTGACGGATTGGACGCACTCTGCACAGGCCTCTCCACAGAATACAAGCCAGCAGCAGCCGTAGACCTTTCTACAGTTGATGCAATCAAGGCAAACGCCGAAGCGTTCACTTTCCAGATTGATACATGGCTCGCAACACTTTCACAGAAGCCTGATGCTCTTCTCTGCAATTCCAAGACAGCAACAGCCTTGAAATACATTGCCAAGCTCATGGGCTACTACACACAGAGCAAGGACGACTTCGGAAAAGGCGTAGACGCATACGATGGAATCCCAATCGTTGACATGGGCAGATACTACGACGGAGCAAGCAGCAAGACTGTCGATGTAGTCGGCACAGACGCAAAGACAGGCGCAACAGCAATCTATGCGGTCTGCTTCGGTCTGGATGCATTACACGCAGTATCTCCAAAGGGCGGAAAGATCATCAACACATACCTCCCTGACCTATCCAAGCCAGGAGCAGTCAAGAAGGGTGAAGTTGAAATGGTTGCCGGTATCGTCCTCAAGGACAGCACAAAGGCTGGCGTCTTCAGAAACATCAAAGTCGCAGCAGCAGCCTGAGAGGTGAACCATGATCGTAACCTTTGAGGAGTACAGCGATCTAGGCGGAAGAGCCATCACCTCCGGGAAGGACTACGACAGACTGGAACCGCTGGTCGAAGAAGTCATCGATGCCTACATTAAGACCCGCATCCCGTACTGGAGGGTAAGACCTCTGGAGGAATACGGAATCGAGCTCAAGACACCAATCGTAAGACAAATCGAATTTGTAGATGCGCACGGTGGTCTTGACTATTTCCAGGGAAATAATGACATGGCACTGAAGACGGTAACTACCAGCGGGTTCAGCTATTCCATGGATGACGGCTCGAGTACACCAAAGCTGTACAACCTGCCACTGTCACCCGTTGCAAAAACGCAGATTGACTACGAGCTGATGCGCTCCGGACTCGGCTCCAGGGTGCTCCTATGAGATCACCAAGATGGCTGAGACCGCACACGATCAAGGTAATCAATGTGCTGCCGGAGAAGGATATGCAGGAGCAGTGCTCCGAGACAATCCTGGAAAGGGTCAAGGTGGAACTCGTCAGAAGTTCCAGCCGTGGCAACACCGGCAGAAGCAACCAGGATGGTGTAAGCGTGGTGATTGATGCAAATGACATCAAGGCAACAAAAGAGTACAGCGAACCGCAGAACTTCAGAAACCCTATGCGGCAGTTCACGCTCCGTGCAGGAGACAGACTGGAGTACCAGGGACAGGAATATGAGATAACGGGCGTGACTCACACAAATCCGCTGAGAAACGAACCGGAATTCATAGAGGTGCAGGCCGAATGATTGATACAGAAGTTACTGTCGACTTTCCTGTCGACAGCATCACAGCACGAACAAAGAGGTGTCTGCAAAAGATCAAGCCAATGATCAAGCTGAGAATCATCAAGGACTGCAACGCAAACGTACCGCTCAAGACAGGAGCCCTCAGGAACTCAGCTCTGAGATGGGCACCGCTGACAAATGACTATATCGTGTGGGATACGCCGTATGCGCACTTCCAGCATACCGGTAAAGTCATGATCGGTGAAAACAGCCACAGCCCATGGGCACACTATGGTGAAAAGAAGATCTACACAAACCGCAACCTGACCTACAGGCAGGGCGGATCACGATGGGTAGAAAAGACGTTCACGCAGAGAGGCTCATCCTGGGACAGACTGGCGGGCGCGCTTTTCAAGAAGGAGTTCAATCGATGAAACTGGAAGACGTAAAACAGATCGAAGACGGACTGTACAGGTACATGTCAAAGATTGACATCAATGGCATTCCGTGGAACCTGGAGTACTTCGAAAACAGTACACAGACAGCCCTGCTGTTCAAAAGGCAGGGATACGGAAAAGAAAGGGAATCCTACCTGGGCGGCGGATACCGCGCAGAATTTCCGTTTGAGATTTATATTCAAGCAAGCAGAAAAGATACAAAGGCAAGGCTGGATCTTTCCAGGATACTGGAGGCAATCCACCAGGTGCTGGAGGAAGAGCAAAGCGCAGGCTTTCCAAACCTCACGCTGGACGATGCCGTGGCTCAGGAAATAGAAATGACCACAATGCCAGCAGACTACACAGGAGAAGGTACAAAGCTGTCTACCTTTTACTGCTCGTTCATACTAACCTACGAAAAGAAAGGAAAATGGGACTGAAATGACACTACCAAACAGAGAAATCAAAGTGGAAGAGAACCTCCACTATGTAAAGTTTGACAAGGAATATGTCCTCGCAAACAAAGGGCTGACAAACTGGGAACAGGCTCTCAACCCGGAAACAGACGACGGTGTGCAGTACATCGCCGAAACAAACAAAGCCAGCCAGCTCACAGGCTACGCGCCATCCGTATCCTACGAAGGAAGAGCATACCCGGGTGATGACTTTGCATACTGGCTCTATTCCGTCGGCAAGGAACAGAAGATCCATGCAACATTTGAAGAAGTAGAAGTGGAAACATGGAACGAAGTGACACCAGGAGCCGGCGACTACAAGGCATACCACAGAACGTATGAAGTACAGCCAGACAACCCAGGCTCAGGAGAAGCCGGTGGAAAATTGACGGTATCCGGCACATTTGCACAGCAGGGAGACCAGGAAGTCGGCAAGTACAACATCAAAACGAAAACGTTCACCGCGGACACGGCAGAATAACACTTCAATGAAAGACAGGAGGAAACCATGGAACTGAAACTGCAGAAGGAAAATATCAAAACACTGGATATCGAAGGTGAAACATTCCAGATGGACTGCAACAGTATGAAGGCGCTGCAGGCCGCTGATGAATTCACAAAGGCAACAGCCGAAGTAGAATCCATCGATGACGCACTGATTGATCTGTGCCACAGAACAATCGACAAGATGCTGGGTCAAGGCGCATATGCGCGCCTATTCAAAGGCGTTAACACAAGCGTGGCGCCTTTTTATCTATGCCTGGACCTGGTAAGAGTTCTTCAGGACGAATTCATGAAGGACGAAAGAGAAGCACGCATGCGCGACACACAGACTGCGGTCAGCCAGCTCGACCAGATGGCCAGGAGCCTGGAAACTCTGACAAAGGCACAGAGTATTGCACAGGCAAAGTACGGAGCAAGCAATGCTCGCAATTTCGCAGGAAGAGCTACCTACAAGAATCATCGCAGATGATCTGGAGATTCCAGTCTCTGCAGACTTCAGAAGCTGGATAAAGGCGGACCTCATCATGAAGGACCGCCAGATTCCAAAGGAAGCCAAACTGCCTGTCATATGTCAGTACATCGGCCTGGATCTGTCACGACTCGACGTGACGATACCAGACCTGTGGGCTGGCATTTTTAAATTCTACATGTGCGAGCAGGAACCCAGGGGAGAAGTGGCAAGTGACAGCAGGGCAACAGCATACCGGTTCGACTGTGACTGGTGGCTGATATATGCAGCATTCATACAGCAGTACGGAATCAACCTGCTGACCGCAGATCTTCACTGGTTCGAATTCAGAGCACTGCTGGACGGGCTGACAGAACAGACGCAGTTCATAAAGGTCGTACAGGCCAGACTCCGTGATACTTCCAAGCTGAAAGGCGAGGAGAAGGCACAGGCAGAAAAGCTGAAGCGATACTGGAAGGTTCCAGACGACAGCGCACAGGAGGAAAGAGATCCGCACGAAATCGAAGCGGAACTGTTAGCAAAACTAAACACCTAGAAAGGAGGAAGCATGGCAGCATTCACACAAACTGATGGCCAGATTACGATCCAGCTGAAGCTGGAAACGGACGGATATGAAAAAAGCCTGAAGAACGTAGCCAAGAAATCCTCTTCAATGGCAGACATCATAAAGGGCACATTCGTAGGTAAGACACTGTTCTCTGTAGCTTCAAAGGGCTACCAGCTGATAGCAGGCTCCGTCGGCAAGGCAACGGCAAGACTTGACGCGATGGGCAAGGCAACGAATGTCATGAGCATTCTTTCAGGAAGCACAGAAAAAGCCTCGCAGGTCGTCCAGGGACTGACAGATGCCGTAAGCGATACGGCATACGGACTGGACGCCGCCGCCACTTCCACACAGAAGCTGGCCACTTCCGGTCTTGATCTTGACGATTCAGCACGCATGGTCAAGAACCTCATGGATGCTGTCTCCTTCTATGGAGACGGAACGAACGAGACGCTGGAGAATGTAGTCGACGCGATGGCGAAGATGAACTCAAGCGGTAAGATCAGTGCTGATCAGTGGCAGAGACTGACAGATGCAGGAATTCCTGTACTGAAGATCTTTGCCGAAAAGACTGGAAAGAGCATGGCCGAAGTTTCCGACGCGTTCTCAAAGGGAAAGATCAGTGCGCAGGATTTCGATGCCATCCTTACAGATGCCCTCGAAAACGGAACACAGAGCTTCCCTGCAGTTGCAGGAAAAGCAAAGGAAATGGCCGGAAGCTTTGCAACGAGCTTCTCAAACATGAGCGCAAGAATTGCAATCGGTGTGGCCAATGTAATTACAGCATTCAACAGCTTTGTCCAGGATTCTGGACTTCCAAGCATTCAGACCATGATCGCAGACTTCGGGTCCGTGATCAAGAACGGACTGAACTGGGTGGCTGACAACATGCCAGCGATTCTGAACGGAATCATCGACCTGGTGAAGAAGGTAGGCGAGTCCATGCCGAATCTGACAAACGCCATACGGACCGTGGTCGACTACGTCCAGCAGAACGCAGGAGGAGCAGTCGATGTAATCAAGGAGGCGCTGAAGTGGCTCATTGACAACATTCCAGCCGTGACCGGAGTACTTGATTCACTGTCACCAGCGATCATTGCAATCGGTGCAGCGTTTGCAACGTGGAAGTTTCTAAACACAGTGAAGAGCGTAGCGAGCCTGCTTAAAACCGACTTCCTGAATGCAATCTTTAATGTTTCAAAGGCAATCAATCTTCTTTCAGGGAATCCGATCATGCTTATTGTTTCGGCAATTGCAGCACTCGTGGCGGGGTTCCTGTATCTCTGGAACACAAGCGAAGACTTCAGAAACTTCTGGATCGGGCTGTGGGACACCGTAAAGACAGCAGCAGGAACGGTCGTGGATGGAGTCGTAACATTCTTCACAGAGACAATACCTGAGGCATTCAACAGCTTTGTAGAGGCATGTCAGAGCGTAGCAGAGAGCGTCGCCGTGTTCTTCACGGAAACCATTCCGCAGGCAATCTCGAGCTTTGTACAGGTCGTGATTCAGTTTTTCACAGTAGACCTTCCATACAGCATCGGCTATGGAATCGGCTGGATCATCGGAAAAATTGCCGAGTTCGGCCAGAACCTGATCGACTTCGCAACAACGACAGTTCCACAGTTTATCCAGAGCGTAATTGAATGGTTTATGCAGCTGCCGGGACAGATCTGGTCATGGCTGCTTGCCGTTCTAAGCAGTATCGCTCAGTGGGGCACAGACATGATCAGCGATGGAGCTGAAGCAGCGTCTGAATTCCTTACGAACATCATCAAGTGGTTCAGACAGCTGCCAGGACAGATTCAGGCATGGCTGCTGACTACTATCCATAACCTTGGAAGCTGGGTAACAGACATGAAGAACAAGGCCATAGACGCAGGAACGAAGTTCAAAGACGGACTGGTCGATGAAGTGAAGAAGATACCAGGAAAGATGCTGTCACTTGGCGGAGACATCGTAGACGGCATCAAGAACGGCATCAGGAACGCCTGGAGCGGACTGACAAGCTGGTTTGGAAACCTGGCAAGCGGTCTGATTGATGGCTTCAAGGACGCCCTCGGCATCGGTTCACCGTCGAAGGAATTTGATAAAGAAGCACGCTGGATTGGACCGGGTGTCATAAACGGACTTAAAAGGACTATGCCTGACGCCATCCGCTACATGGAAAAGGCAAGCGCAGAAATGCTTGGTGTACTTGACAGCGACAGCCTGGCAACAAGAATCAACCTGGAAGGTCATTCATTCAACTCAGGAGAAGCAAAGGGCACAGGAAACACATACGTGGTCAACCAGACAGTCAACTCACATGACGCGCTGTCACCATCAGAGATGGCACAGGAAACGAAGAATGCAATAAGGAGAGCAGCATGGCAGTAATCGTAACGTATA